AAAACAACAGAAAGGTGGTGAAAAGCAGTGCATCCTAACCGATTTTTTGATGAATATGGTATCAAAACGAACTTGATATCGTCAAACAATTTGAGCCAAGAATGTATAACGGTATCTGTAATATATTTAAAGATTCTTATGAGTATACAAAACAATATAGAAAATTTGTAAAGGAGAGAAAACTTGACGTTAGATAAAGAAGATATTTATGACATTGCCAAGGCGGTCGTAAAAGTAATTGAAGATAAAGACATGATGAAGTCGGAAGAAAATGATTGTACCTCAGAAAAAGTAGAGCTTCAAACATTAAATGTTGGTGATGCCTTTAAGGTAGCAGGGTATGAATGGATCGTGTTAAATCAATTTAAATATGCTCAAACTTGTTTTTGCATTATGAAAGATTTTTTGGGTGATACAAAGCCATTCGACACATATTGTAACAGATGGGAATCTAGTCGTCTTCGTCACGATTTAAAATATATCGGATGTGAAATTGAAGATAATTGTCATCATGATGTGTTGCAGTATATGGAACGTGATTTAATGGCACTTGATGGAACAATGGCGAATGAAATAAGTATTGATAAAGTTTCTTTACTAACTTTAGACGAATATAGACTATACAGAGAGTATTTAGAATATCCAAAAACAAATAATAAATTAGCCGAGTGGGCATTATTAACGCCAACAACGAATTGTGAAACTGACGGCATTTGTGGCGTTCGTATTGACGGATCAATTGTTCCATCATGCACTTGTAGCGGATATTTTAATATTCGCCCAGTATGCACATTTATATCAGACGTGGTAGTAGAGAAGGTAGGATCATGAATGCAAATGATAAGTTAAAGAAATGGATCAATCATAATTATTTGACAAAAGGAGATAGAAGAATGATTACAGATAAAACAAAATGGAATGACGAAAATTATTATAGCGAAAATTTCAAAGAAATCATGTACGACAAAATTACAGCAGGAATTGATTTAACGGAAAGCGAGCTTAAATGATTGGCATGTGAATTTCCATTTTATGAAATTGAAAAAGATAGAGATAGTTTTACCGTGGATACGCAGTCGATTGTTAAACTCCGTGACAAGTATTTTTGCTATTAATTGGCAGCAAGGTTTAGAAGATTTTGAGGATAGTAAATTTGGCGCCCAGCCATATGAAGTGAATAAAGTAAATCGAATGACTACTGAATGGGTTCCAGTAAAACAGGATTCATAAAATAAATGTTTTGTGTACAAAAAAGATACCACCTCAGTTAAGAAGTGGTATCTCGTATACAAAATTACACCGTTCTCAAATAACTTTTGATTCATGTGCAAATTTATTATAACACAGAAAGGAGAAATATGGAACAGGTTTTTGCATCAGACTATGAGGATGTTTATAAAGTTAAAGATGGCGTAATGTTTCACGTTAAGAAATACCGTAGAGTTTATGACGAAAACGGATGTTCTAAGCAAATTTATTTTGAAGATAAACCAAAATTAAAATGTTATGCAAGAAAAGGCGATCATAGATATTGTACTTTAAGGATTGCCAATGAAGACGTAAGAGTCAATGATGGATTTGCATTGAACCTTAAATATGAAACAGTTAACAAAGGTTCAGTTTTTGAATATTCAACAGGTGGATATCCACGAAATGGATATTTAGTTGAGCTTGCTGAAAATGAGTCATCTTATAAATACGAAATCAAGACACAGGGTAATATGTTTGTTGGCGATGCAAGCGACCTTGTTGAATTTTTAAATGAAATTATTGATCAAATAGGTGTATATGATTGGAGGGTTTAAAGAATGAAGACGACAAAAACAATTGAAGAATATTATTGTGATTTTTGTGGGGCTGAATGTACACACAATCACTATGACATTACACTCCCTTTCATTACATCCAATGGATATTCAAGCAGATTCTGTGCAGGCGAGCCAGATGACAATTCTATTATAATCCAACGATTAGATTTGTGCGGTAAATGCATGAGGATAAATGCTCGGATAAATACATTTCTTTCAAACGCTTGCAAGAATGAGATTGGAATTAAACAAACTGCCAAACAAGATAAGTTTGCGATCCCATACATTGACACTATTGGTTCATTTGCAAGCCGTAATCGTTATCCAAAAACAGAACACACAATGACGATTGAATATGATGAATGATTAACAAAATGCATATAACAGAGGATGTAATTAATGAAGAAAACAGAAACAAAATATTACTGTGATTTCTGCCATAAAGAGTGTACCGACAAACATCATAAATTAACAATACCAACAGTTGAATACCTTGGAATCAATAGCCCTGATCAGTCAGTTCTTGGTTCTTCTGAGGTAGATGTTTGCCATAGATGTGCAGAGATGGCGGCTGTTACGTTAAATATGATAGCAAGACACACGCAGCAGTGTGAAAAGTGTAATGGTTCAATAACAAGAGACATTACCGAATACGAGAATTCATCTATAATCAAACGGATCAAAATTACGATTGACTGTGACTATAGCAAAAAGAAACAAGAGAAATAAAATTTGACTTTGAAATAAGAAAAGGAGAGATAAGAAACTTGGCAAAAGAAAGAGCATTAGCACATATTGAAGAAATTGCATGGATTAAACCAATTGATGGTGCAGATAATATCGAACTAATTGGCGTTCTTGGTTGGGTATTAATCGCAAAAATTGATGAATTTAAAGTTGGGGACAAAGCTGTATTTGTTGAAATTGACAGCAAATGCCCAGCAGATGATGAGAGATTTGCTTTTCTAGAGAAGAAGCATTATAAGGTCAAAACAATGAAACTCGGAAAATTTAAATGTTTTAGTCAAGGGTTAGCATTACCACTTACATTATTCCCAGAATTATCTGACAGAAAACTTGGTGATGATGTTACAAAGGAATTAAGAATTACATATTCTTCCGAAGAAGATCGTAAGAGAAAATCGAATAAAGTAGATCCAAACGCTAAATATAAAGCTATGGCTGCAAGACATAAAGAATTTTTCTCAAAACCAATCATCAGAAAAATCATGAGATACGACATTGGTAGGAAACTTTTATTCTTGTTCTTTGGTAAGAAAAAAGATAATCCTAAACAGTTCCCATCATGGATTGTGAAGACAGATGAAAACCGAATTGAAAATTGCCCATTCTATCTTGAGTCTAATGAGGAGTGGGTTCAGACAGAAAAAATTGATGGAACATCTTGCACATATGCCGTTGATCGGATGAAACGTGGCAAAAACAAATTCGAGTTTGTTGTATGTAGTAGAAATGTCCGACAGGCTGACAGAGATCAGGAATGTTATCATGACTCCAATATCTACTGGGAACTTGCCGACAAATATAATATTGAAAAGATTTTAATTGATTATGCCATTGCAAATAACTATGACCGTGTTGTTTTACAGGGTGAAGGTACAGGTAGTGTACAGGGAAATCCTTACAAACTTAAAAAGAATCGTTTGTTCGTATTCAATTTAGTAGTCGAAGGAGTTCGTAAAGGCACACGGGAAATGGCAAAATTCTGTGATGATAACAACTTAGAACATGTGCCAATTATCAACGAACACTACAAAACGCCTGACACGATGGAAGAGATTAAACTTCAGGCTGATGGATTCAGTATTATCAATCCAAAAGTTAAAAGAGAAGGATTTGTATACAGAAGTCTTGACGGACAGCAAAGTTTCAAAAATGTCAGCAGAGAGTATCTGCTAAAACACCAGTAAAATAAAGGGTTTTTGACGATTGAATTTTTACATAAAACTCGAATTTTATAACACGAAAGGAGAATCATGAGCGAAAGAAAACCAAGACTTACACTATTATGTGGTTTATCCGCATCAGGCAAATCACAATACATAAACACTGTTTCACAAGACAGTGGTGATGAAGTTATCACTATATCAACAGATGGTATTAGAGAAAATATATGTGGAAGAGTAGAAGATCAGTCCAAAAATAAAGAAGTATTTCAGACATTTCATAGTCTAATCGTTAAATATCTTAAAAATGGTATGGACGTATTTGCAGAAGCAACGAATATTACTATGAAATCCAGAAGAGCCATTCTCAATGTCATCAAAGGAATTGATTGCGAGAAAGTTTGCGTGGTTATCGTAAAGCCGATTAATGAGTGTAAGAAAGACAATATCGACAGAGAACATCCAGTTCCAGGATATGTAATTGACAAACAGGCAAGAAAATTCCAGATTCCATTCCTTGAAGAAGGATGGGATAAGATTGAATTTGTTGATCATATAACCGATATAAACAGATATATTTTCAAGATTGAAAACAAATGGGTTCCAGAAGAGTATAACGACTTTGACCAGAAGAATCCGTATCATATGGAATCTCTTGGCAAACATATGACTGATGCTTACGATTTTTCAAAAAAGATTCATAACGATTATTCAGTGTCAGTGGCTACAAAATATCATGATATGGGTAAATTATACACTCAGACATTCGATGAAGATGGTGTGGCACACTATTACGGACACGAAAATATTGGGGCATATATGATGTTAGTTTATGAGGTTGCAAATCAGCATTCTTTATTTGTAAATCACAATATAGGAGACATTGCTTTCTATATTAACTACCACATGTTACCGTTCCAGTGGAAGCCTAACAATACTAAAACAGAAACAAAATGGGCAAAACGCTTTGGATCAAAAAAATATCATAACTTATGGTCTCTGCATATCGCTGATTTGGTTGCTTCAAAGAGAGAGAAAGGCTTATCTGAAGCTTTAAAAGCTAAGAGAGGTTTTGATAATGAATTTGATCTATAACCCACCTAACCCAGACGCTCAGTTAAACAATCCGTGTTATTACGATTCTGAGCAGTTTGAGTTAGAGGAAGAGTTTGAAATTCAAAATTATCCAGATGATGAAGAGGAGAATACAGATGATTAAATTACATTTATGGCAGTTTATGCTTTGCAATTTTGGAACTGTTGCCATTGGCACATTTCTTGGTGCTATGGTAGCAGGCGGATTCCTTATTCGCAAACTTGACATTGCCAGACTTCAGGAATTGATTGATGGCAATGAAGCAAAGATTGAATTTCTCGAACAGGAACGAGAAGAAATTGATGATGAAATCGATGAATTAGACGATAAGTCTGATGAAGATAATGATGACATTATTACAGGCGAGGAGGATGAGGAATAATGGAAGAACTTTCCAAAGCGGTTATTGAGTTACAGCTCTCATATGGCTTGAGTCTGCGAACAATTCAGAAGATGGTGCGTGATGTATACAAAAATACAAATGATGCACCGCCAACAGGTATTACACCTAAGACAACTAAATCAAAATCAACTAAATAAGGAGTGAATTACTACGGCTAATTTCTTACAGCGTAAAGAATATTTTGGAAAGTATCGTGTTGTAGCAGCATATAACATGGATACTAATGATTTCCCTAGAACTGATGCAGGATTAATAGATCCTAGCTTTGATGATTTGTACATAAAATGCTCATTTGGTAATCAGATATATTACTACGGAAAAGGTAAGCATAGAGGTGAATATACCCTTGTAGCTTACATCCCCTCATTAATAAGAGGGCGTAATGTTATAAAGGCAATTCGAGAGATAGACAAAGATATTCCCTATTATATAGAAGAAACTGATAAAGAAGTGCTGTTTAGATTTGATGTGAAACATCTGGATACTGTTGCCGAGTTGCTGAAGGCACAGAAGAGTAGAATCCGTGACGATGGAACTTACAAATATATCTCACCTTTTTCACCAAAAAACTTGCCAAAAACACCTTATAAAATTCCAGATGATGAATTGAGTACCTACAAGAAATTAACTGCAAATTTGAAGCGTGAGGAGATGTATAAGGTAGGGCGGATTGCAACTAGATTCTTAAAAGAAAAGATATGCTCACGCAAGTTTACATTCCAAGACTTGAAAGCAGAACAGAAAAAGATGGGGTTGAAAGGCAAGAACTATATTCATGCCAAAGGATTATGGGACGAATATTGCCGATACACAGAAAACGAACTACGCAAGGAGAATTTATTATGAGTACAAATAATGTAATGATGACCGAAAACGATAAAAGAAACGTAGAAAACACAGACTTACAGAAGCAGATTAAAGAAGAAAAACATAAGCTTAATTTCATTAAAGATGTGGACAAGCTGCTCAAGAAATATAAATTGCCAAAAGATTATCTGTATCTGGCGGCTAAAAAATCAAGTCTTAACACAGATCGCAAGTTATACATGATTGAAGTTGAAACATTTAATGACGGTGTGTATGACGGCAATGTGACCTTAATCGTACATGGCACTGAAGATGAAGTGAAAAAACAGCAGAAGTTATTGGTTGAAAAATTAAAAGAACAGTACAAAGACGAAACAGAAATGACTTTTGAGGATTCTTACTACAACGAAGTTGGATTGCCTCTGATGCTTTGTAAACGATAGTTTACATACCATAATGACGAAATATTAAATTTTGTGAAAGTTGCACAAAGAAAATGGAAAGGAAATACATATATGGGATTATTAACAGAAAGCGGATTAATGAAAGTTGCAGAGTTTGAGAAAGTATCGTTTGACCAGTTCGTACAGGACTGGGAAAAACAGATGGTTAGATACCCAGAAGAATCAATCTATGGTAGCTTAAAATTACCTTATCGTAAAACAATTGACTCCGCAGGGCATGACTTTATTAGTCCAGCAGATATTACAATTCGTCCAGGAGATGCACGAGTTATCCCAACAGGAATTAGATGCAAAATTGAAAAAGGATGGGTATTATTAGTATTCATTCGCAGTAGTTTGGGCATCAAAGCACAGGCTAGAATTGGTAACGGTACAGGAGTAATTGATGGTGACTACTATCACGCAGACAATGAAGGGCATATCTTTATCAAGGTTGAGAATCATGGCAATGAACCACTGAAACTCAAGAAAGGTGATGCGTTTGCGCAGGGAGTTTTCCTACCTTATGGTGTAGCCGATAAAGAAGCTGTAACAACTAAAAGAACTGGCGGAATTGGAAGTACAGGTAAATAAATGACAAAAGAATTAATCAGTGCTGCGGATATGAAAGCGTATTCGCAGCATGGAGAAACAAAACAACTTAATGAGGTTTTTGAGGACCTATATGATGATTTAGTGAAAGAAATTTGGAGAACCGCAGAAATTAATGGCAGATTAGAATGTAGACTTTCAACTGCGATAATGACGTGCGATGAGTGCAAATCAAGTGATAGATGTATTACAGAGTTACTACCACTGATCAATAGAGGGTATGCATATATCATAACGAGAAGATATACCACTTCTATCTCTTATTTTTATAATATCTATGTTAGTTGGTCAGGACATGCACCAAATATTAGTGGATATCCATCTCCAACGCAAGGTAAAGAAAAAGTAGTTTATTCATCTTATATTCAGTAAATTTTTGGAGGATTTATATATGATTAAGATTGAACACCCAGTATTCCCAAGTCCAGAGCAGTGGATGTTTGCTATTGAAGGAGCTAGAAACGCATACGATAGTTGGCACTTAAGTGATAGCTACATTGGACATACCACAGAATATGATAAAGAAAGAAATGTAGAAATCTGGCATCCATGTTTTTGTATGGGCGAAAAAGATTTAGGTTTATTTAAAAGACTTGCAAGAGCAGGTAAGGATCATAGAAAGGCTTTACGATCACTGCCAGTTGGATTACGAATTACATCTCATCACACATGGTGGGCGCAAGCAGATACATATAAAGTTGGAACAACAAGATGTAGTTGCTCTAAAATGCACACAATTCACAAAAAAGAATTTGACTTAGATAGTTTTTCTCATGAAGGTATTGATGTCATAATTGATAAATTTTCATTATCTGCTCACGAAGAATTTGAAAATGGATTTGACACTTTAGGCGTTGAAAATACGCTTGGGTATAAAGTTAAACGACACACAGAAAATACTATTCAGTTACTAAATGAACTTAAAGATGAGTACAATGCAACAAAGGATAAAAATATTTGGAATGCAATTCTTGAAATGCTACCTATGGGATATAATATCACAGCAAATCTTTCTCTTACTTATGAAGTGCTTTTAAATATGTATTTTTCACGAAAGACACATCCAGTAAAGGATTGGAGAATCTTCTGCCAGTGGATGTTAGACAATGTGCCATATTTCAAAGAACTTGTAGAACATATTGAAGGGCAGAATAAAAAAGTAGATTAAATCCTTATTTAATGATTGGAGATTATCGCATATGAAGAAAAAAGAAAAACCACAGATTCCAATTTGGGAGCGAGCCAACTTAACTATTGATGAGGCTTCTGTTTATTTTCACATAGGAGCTGCAAAATTACGGGAATTAGCAGATAATCCAACTGTAAATTTCGTGCTTGAAATTGGAACAAGACGTTTAATTAAACGTAAACAATTCGAACAATATCTTGAAAACAAAAGATATCTGTAAACCTTAAATTGTAAGGAGTTTTAGTATGTGTTATAATCAATATATAGTATTAAAACTCCTTTATTAAAGGAGAAACTATGGCAAAAACGAAAAAACAAAGTAGAAAGGATAGTAGAGGCAGAGTATTAAGAAAAGGAGAAAGTGAAAGAAAAGACGGTACTTATATGTATCGTTACATGGATGAGTGTAAAAATCGGAAGAGTGTTTATGCAAAAACATTGTCTGAACTAAGAGAGAAAGCTTCTAAAATTGAACGAGATAAATTAGATAATATCAAATTATCTACAAACTATACTGTTGATCAATTAGTAAGACTGAATTTAGAAATTCATAAAAATATCAATAAACTTGCTATTAATACATTGACATCAGATGAGAGAACTTACAATGCACATATAAAAGATAGCTGGTTGGCTTCAAAGAAAATAAAAGACGTAAAGAAAAAGGATATTCTTTTATTTTATGCTGAGTTATCTAAAACTCTTAAAAACTCTTCCATTCATACAAGCGTTCACAAGGTACTGCATCAAGCATTTGATTTAGCACTTGAAGACCAGATGATCCGTTTTAATCCAACGAAAGACGTTCTAAAAGATTTTCCTAGTGACGTAGAAGAAAAAGTTATTTTATCATCTCAGCAATTAGAAGAATTGGGTAAATATATGAAGGATCATCCAATTTATTATAAGTGGCATCCATTAGTAGTTATATTTACAGAAACTATGATCCGTGCAGGAGAATTATGTGGATTAACATGGAACGATGTTGATTTAGAACGTAAAATTATAAAAATAGATCATCAGATACAACGGAAAAATGAGAATGGTAAAAGCGTCTTATATACTTGCCCACCTAAATCAAAGAAAGGAATTAGAACAATTCCATTAACTGATGAAGCTTATCAAGCTTTTGTAACGCAAAAAGGTATTCAGCGTGCTCGTGGAATACATTCCAATGTTTCCATAGACGGTTATCATGATTTTGTTTTTGTGACAAACAGAGGAACCCCTCAACAACCAACGAATTTGGGTATTGTACTTAAAAGACTAACATCTGATTATAATTCCAATAACGATCTTCAGATTCCTCATTTGGCATGTCATGTACTACGACATACAGGATGTACTATTATGGCAAAAAGAATGTTTAGACTTGGTCTAAACCCTAAAATACTGCAAAATTGGATGGGACACTCTTCATTAAAAATGACATTAGAATATTACAATCACGTTATAGAAGAAGAATCTAAGAACGCAATGAGTGAGATTAATGTCTTTAATAACAACGAATCATCATTGCTTAGTATGAAAAACATTGAATTTTTAAATCGACTGAACAACTTATCTTCGCTTTCTAAATGTGTGTAATTATTTTTTATTGTTAATGTTTTTACACCATTTTTTACACCAAAAAAGATTTTTTTATGAAAATTTATGAAAACTTATGTGTACTATACATTGATACGTGTACATTGATACTCTTAATTTACTATCTTGAAATTTAAAAAATATGTGTATAAGTTTAAAAATAAGCTTTTATTACCATATTTACACTGAAATAAGAAAAACATAGAATTTTGTATGCAAATGCAAAGAAATTGTTAAAAAAACATTGAAAAATAAAAGAGACTATGGTATTATAAGTCTTGTGTTCAAAGGAGTTTTCATTTTATGAGAACTCTTTTTTTTCGCAATGGAAAAAAATGTAAAGAAGAAAGGAAGGCTTAAAATGGCATTGTTTACATTTAGCGGCGGTGTTCATCCGGCAGATGGTAAAGAATTTGCAAAGAATTCACCAATCACCGAATACCTGCCAAAAGGAGATGTTGTTTTACCTTTAGGTCAGCACATCGGTGCTCCTGCACAGCCAATCGTTAGCAAGGGAGACCAGGTGTTAGTAGGCCAGAAGGTGGCAGAAGCTGGAGGATTTGTATCCGCGAATATTTTCAGCTCTGTTTCAGGAACTGTAAAGGCGATCGAGCCAAGAATGACTCCAGCCGGAGCAAAAGTTAACTCTATCGTAATTGAGAATGATGGAGAATTCAAAGAGGCTGCCTTTGAGGCAAAACCTTATGATCAGATGTCTAAAGATGATGTTTTAGCAGCGATCAAAGAAGCTGGAATCGTAGGACTTGGTGGAGCCGGATTCCCAACACATGTGAAATTAGCGCCAAAAGATCCAGATGCGATCGAATATATCATCGTAAATGGAGCGGAGTGTGAACCTTATATCACAGGTGACTACCGCATCTTAATGGAGACACCAGAACTTTTAATTGAAGGATTAAATATCGTACTTGATATGTTCCCAAAAGCAAAAGGTATCATTGGTATTGAAGATAATAAAAAAGATGCAATTGCTAAAGTAGAAGCATTAGTAAAAGGTGATGCAAGAATCAGCGTTGCTACATTAAAGACAAAATACCCACAGGGTGCAGAACGTTCTTTGATTTATGCAACAACAGGAAGAAGCATCAACTCCAGCATGTTACCAGCAGATGCAGGATGCATCGTAGATAACGTAGCTACGATCGTAGCGATCAAAGAAGCTGTCAAAGATGGTAAACCATTATACGAACGTGTTGTGACAGTTACTGGAGATGCGATCAAGAATCCAAGCAACTTTAAAGTACGTACAGGAACAAACGTACA